TAAACTAGGAGGTATAGTTAATTCTTGTGATTTTATACTTTTTAAAGTATCATAACTAAATTCCTGCAATCCTCTTTTTGCATGAAATATAACATCAGTTCTTTTGACATTAGGTATTAATTTACCATCTCCCACATAGGCTACTAAAAAGTTATTTACTATATCTTCTACCGTTATATAAGCATATCCTCCATAATTAGCCCATTTAGCATCATCTACTAATGCAATAACTATAGTTACGCCTAAAGCTGGAGTAAAGCCAAAAGTTATAGTATTGTCTGAAGATAGATTGTATTGACCAACGCCAGGTGCTGCAGCCACCTCAGTTTGCAATACATTATTTATTGTTACTGTAAAGTTAGTAAATGAAACATTTGTTACAGTTCCTACTAATGGAGTATCTCCAGTCCATGTAAAACTTGTTGCTCCTCCTGTTCCTATAAAAGACTGTTGTCCACCGTAGTATTGTTCGTTAGTTTCTGTTAATAATCCCATATCTTATTATTGTTTTTCTAATGCTTCATCTTGCTGTACCATTCTAGCAGCAGTTTGTACTACTTGTGGATCTCTTACTATAACACCAGAATACATTAAAATGTTTAGTATTATATTAGTTTGTTCAGAAGGATGTAATTCAAAATCAGTTGAATATGCTACTGTATCAGTGAATAAATCTGCTGGTTGTAATGTTATTACTAAATCTGTACTACCACCTATTACTGATGTACTAACTGTTATAGTATCTCCTATTTCGAATCCATTACCTATATTTACGCCATGTACAACTATAGCTGTTACTGTATTACCAGCAACTGTAACTGTTATTTCTGCTCCGCTTCCATATCCATCAGTTGTATAACCAGATGTGGACGCTATAGTCCCTGTATATCCTCCATTTACACCACTAGCAGTATTAGTTGTTACAGAACCAATCATATCCCTTGCTGCTATTAAAGCAAACGCCTTTGTGCTATCATATAGATATTGGCCTTGTGCTCCAATAGTATAACCCCATCTAGGATCTGATGGAGCTTTTACATAATAAGCTTCAACACCTGATGTTATAGTTGTGGGATATACATAAATCTTACTTGGAGCAGCCCAAGGATATCCAACACCTTCTAATATATATAGTGGATTTGATGTAGTAGGTTTTACTAAAGGAGATTTATTTATAAGAAAATATTCATTTCTATTTACTCCTTGAATTTCTTTTTCTTGATATATTAAAGTACCAACTCTATGTGTGTCAGTTGGTAATGTGAATGGATTTGTTCCTACACAGTTTCCGAATTTCTTAAATATATCAATTTTTTCTTCTATATTTTTTATACGGTTAGCATACTCATTATTAGTTTGAGGTATACGCAATTGTTGATTTAACTCTTCAAAGTACTGTTCAAATATTTCACGTTGAACTTGTATTCCTAACTTGTTAAATTCATCTGGTGTTATATATCCTCTTTGCTCTTTATTTAAGATATATAAAACCGTTTTATAAACAGTATCTACATTAACCATATTAATATTTTTTTAAAAAAAAAGGTGGCGACTAGGCCACCCTTATTATAATCACACGTTAAGTGTTATTTTTAAGATAAACGTTTCTCTATTGATTTATAAACTTCTAAACCTTCATCAGTTTTAAACCAAGAAGCTAAAGCTGAATAAGCATTTTCATCAAAAGGAACAGTCATTAACTTTCTATCATTACTACCCCATCTAAAAGTTCTTTGATCACTTGCTAGTTTTATAATACCAAGTTCAGTAGCTTTAATACCAAAATTCCTTAATACTACATTTTCATCATTAGCTAATGATATGAATAGTTTTGGATTTTTTTTAGCAAATAATAACCCATCTCTTTTAAGCTCTTTAGAACTCATGGTTGTAACACCTGAACCAAGTTCTACTCTTAAAATAGCTTCTAACTGATCAACATCTATTTGTTGAGCTGCATTTAAGGCTTTTATTTCTAATTCTAAATCTTCTAACTGATCAGTTGCTATTACTTGACTATCTAGCTCTGCAAATAATATATTATTAAAAGGATGAACCGCTAAAAATTCTTGCAAAGATCTTTTGTTTTTAGGAACAGATAAATGACCATTTTCAAACACAACATGTTTCAAAGTTGCAGGTCCTACTTGCTCGTCTACAAAAACACTTTTTTGATTAGTAGCATATCTTAATTCTCTTTCATAACCTTTTTCTTCATCAAACCATACTAAAGGATACCTTTGAGTATGTCTTGAAGGTATAGTAAATGTTAATGGTTCTTTTCCATTAATTAAATAGTAAGTTCTATCTTTATACTCCCATGTATCTTTTACTACGGAAGTTATTTTTTCTTTTTCTTTTGTTTTCATAATATAATATAATATAATTGTTTAAAAAAAGACCCCACCGAAGTGGGATCTTATTATTTATTTACTCTTAAATTCCAACCTCAAGTTTTGTTTGAGCTGTTGCTAAGGTAGGAGCAGCCCCATTAATTCCATAAGGAATCAAATAAGGACAACTTCCTGGATTTTGATAAGCAGCTTGCATTGCATTAACTGCATACGCATCAAGCGAAGCCTGAGTTTCGCCTGCAGCAATTGTTATATCAAATGCAAACAGATCATTTAAAGTTGTAGCACCATCATGCGAGGTGTTCATAGGTCCATAATAAAACCTAAGATTAGTCGTACTAGTTGATACCGCTTCTACTAAGTTCTCTGTTGGTAAAAGAAAGAACGTTTCTGCAGTTGTTGCAGTTGGTACTGCGGTAACTATTTTTATATATCCCATATTTTCTATTTTTTAAAGATTAATAATTAAACAGTTTGAAATAACACGAAGTTATTAGCAGCTTGTGTTACTAAACATCTTTCTGATAGAAAGTGTACACTCATAGCATCTACACCGTCGGTATAAGCTCCGCCAACTGAACCAGTAATCCAGTTTTTGTATCTTCTATCTTCAGTTTCAGAAGCTCTGTATCTTACGTGCAAGAATGGACGTCTGATATTTTGACCAAGCATTTGATCATAAACAGTAGATGTTCCAGCAGGAATCATTACACCATCAATTTGACTAGATAAACCTCGTGTAGAAGCATCATTAAGATATTTCCAATCAGTTTTGTAGAAGTCATAAGAACCTCTTCTAAACCCTGAAAATCCAAAATTTAACGCCATTTCTTCTTCATTATCAAATAATCCATAAGAAGCAGAAGCAGTAGAAGCATAACCTCCACCAGCTTGAGCAGCTATCATATCGTCAAAATCAAGAGCAGTTTGTCTACTTAAGAAAAGCATGTTTTCTTCAATAGCACCTTGCTTATCTAAGTTTGTTAGTATTTCATCAAAATCTCCCATAGCACCTGATCCAGGAGCTGCAGCACCAGCGAAACCGTTATAAACGTTTCCTCTAGCTGTAATAGCAGCAAATAAACCTTCAGTACCTTTTAAATCAGATCCATTAACAAAAGAAGCAGGAGCAACAGTGTGTCCAACTAACTCACCTTCAACCATAGCCATTTCCATGTAATCTTCAAATCTTAATCTAGTTTCAGACTCTGCTTTTAAATACCAAAGGTATCCAGAAGTTCCATCTTCCGTAGAAACCTCAACCCATCCAATTTGAGAAGCATCAGAACCATTAACTTGGTACTTGTCTCTTAATATAATTGGTGAATTGCTATATTCTTGAAAACCTGGCTCAATTGATCCTAAAGCAGCATCAGTTGATCCTTTTTCCCATTCTGAACCATATACGAATAAAGAAATATCATTAGCAGTTTGAAGTGCTTGTACAGCAGCTGGAAAAGTAGCAGCAGCGTAAGGTACGCATGTTAATGTTGCTACAGTTGCTACACCTACAGGTTGAGTAACAACAGTAACTAGTGCTTTTGCTGTAATTAAACCAGTAGCGTTGTCAGACAACATAATAGTTTGATTTACTTTAACTGCACAAGTATTGTTACCTCTACCAGATGTTGCTGGGTTAGCATTAGCTAGTTCTACATCTATAGTAGTACCAGGTGCACCAACATTCATATTACATTCGTTATATGCTACGTGTAATCTATTTTGTTCAGACCAGATTACTTGATCCGAGGTCATTGGCATTTCTGCTCCAACCATTCTTAAAAATCCAGATAAGGTTCTATTACCATATCTTTCTACCTCTTGCTCATAAAGCTCAGGTAGGTATTGTTGTGCCCAATCAGCTGTTCCATCAGCAAAGTTTAAGTAGTTATTACTTAAAGCTTGTCTTTTTTGAGCAGGAATTAATGACGCGGGAAAACTCCCGCCAGTTGCAAAACTCATAATTTTAGTTTTAGTTATTTATTTTTTTTTAAATTTTAACTTAGAACTATCCACTCCATTAATTGCTCTTACTTTCAAACCATTTATGAAAACATCTCCTGAAGAAGTACTTCTAGGTTCAGTATTTATATTTTTAGATTTAGCAGTAATGTCTTTGACAGCATCTGCTTTACCTTGATCATAAAAATGTTTTGCTATTGTATCAGCATTTCGCGCGGCATATATAGCTTTATGATAACCTTTGTAATCTGATATATTTCCTTTTTTATCTAAGAACTTCTTAACAAAGTCATTTAAATCAGATTGATTAGTTGCGACATCACTAGGATTACTAACACCATATCTAAATTTCTTTTCGCCAAGATTGAAATCAAAACCTTTGAAATCTTGGGTGAAATAATCCTTAGTGGCATTTTTAAACTGATTGTGACGTTGTTTAACTATCTCTTGTTCTTCGTTGTATCTATTGAAGAAGTCAGTGGCTTTTTTCTGTTCATTAGTAATTGAAGGTCTTAACTTAAGCTCTTCATAATATTTACTTTTTAAACCTTCCAAATAACCCTTGGCTTCAGCAACTTCTTCCTTGAGTGCAAGTTTTTTCTTTTTTATATCTCGCTCCTCGTCGTACTCTTCATCCCACTTAAATTTATCTTCCATAATGAATTTAATTTCTTCATTATCTAGATGTGGTTTTGTTTGAGCATAATATTCTTGTAATAATATGTTATCATCTACGGTAGAATAATCCGCATTTAATCTCATATAATCTGTCATGTTACCACCAGTTTCTTTCATAAAAGCAACTAACTTTTCTACATTTTCTGGTAATTCCATTTGTGGAACTGACTTTGTTTCTTCTACAACTGGCTCAATAGCTGGTGTAGTTTCTCCTATTGGTTCAAATTCCTCTTCTTTAATTTCTTTAATAGTTGGTGTTTCAACTTTTACTTCTTTCGTCCCGGTCTCTTTTTGCTTCGTTTCTTCTTTGGTAGTAGATGACATTTCTGTTCCGGATGTTCCTGCATCCACCTTTTGTACATTTTCGGCTTGTTTTTTTTCATTCACCAACACTGGTTTTGACTCTGAAATGGCATCTGTTTTCTTTTTAGATAAATCAACCTTTATAGGTTCATCTTTTTTGTTTAGCTTTTTCATTGAAGGTTTCTTTTTTATTTTAAAAGTACCCTCTTCTTTTACGTTTTCTTCTGTTTTCATTATATGATATTATATGATTAAATAAAACTTATCTTGGAGTAAATTGCTCTAATCCAAAACCACCTAAATTATCAAATCCTTTAGATTCAAAATCAGTAGGTAGTAAATCATTTTGTCTTTGATTTATAAGTTCACTTTGTTGTGTTGCTTGAATTTTGGTTCTTTGATCTTTTCTATCTTCTTTTTGAGTCTCATCTGCACGTTTATTTTCAGATTGAGCTTTTGTAAGTTGCATATTAAATTGAAATTCTAATTCCATCAACTGTTTCTTTATTTGAGCTTCTTGTTGCATTTTTTGTATAGCAAATTGAGATTTACCTTGCTCTATTTGTAAAGTATTCTCAGTCATAACTTGTTGTTTTTGAGCTTCTGCTAAAACAGCTCTTTCTGCAGCTTCTGCATTTGCTTGTGCTTGGGCTTGAATATTAGCTTGTTGAGCGGCTTGTTCTGCTTTAGCTTTTAATTTACGCCTTTTCTTAAGCATTTCATTTGCTAATTTCAGATTGTTGATATTTCTTATATCTATAGCATCTTCTAAATCAATTCCTCCATGTTGTAATGCTACTTGAATATTTTGTTCCAACATAGCTTTTTCTTCATCATCTGGTTCTAATTCTAAAAATATACCAAAATCATGAAGACTAGCTGTAGCTACTTCGTCTAGTGTTGCTACATTATGTACAGATATACTATCTTCTAAAGCCATTCTAGTAAGTGGGAACATTAAGGCATCCCCAACTCTTAAAGTAATATTTTCACATGTTTTTAATGTTAAATATAATCCTGCTTGTAATATATGTCTAGTAGCTGTGTTTGAATTTGCAGCTGCTAGTTTTTGTAATCCTACTAATGCATTTTTATCTGGAGTACTAGCATCTCTAGCTTCATTAAGACCGGTGACATCTCTTATCATTTGTAAGTAATATTGATAAGTTTGTATTAATGATTGAATTTTAGCTCCACCACTAGATGATTGTAATTCTTGAATAGGTACTTTACCACGATTCATTTCGCCATCTTGAGTTAATGATCTACCTACTATACTACCTGTTTGGAAATACATGTTTAAAGCTTCGCTAGGATTATAATTAGTACCATTACCTAGATCAACTTCTGCTAATCCATCCATATCTAAATAAACACCATCAGGAACAACTCTAGATAATACTTGTTGAAGTTTCAAGTGTGCTAATTGTATCATATCAGCAAATCCAGTTATCCTACTAACTAAAGATTCTATTCTACCCCTATAAATTCGAGGAGCAGTAATATTATAATTCATATTAACTTTAGAAGTATTAGCTAAAGGACGAGTCATATTTTGAGCTAGTTTCCATTCTAACATTTTTTCATGACCTAATATTTTAGCCCCTGTGTATAATACTTCAATAGATCTAGATACTCTTTTAAATGTATCTGATTCTGGCGGATTAAATGTATCTTGTTTTTCTAATGCTTTTTCTAATCCTGATGCTGTTTCTTTAATTTTAAAAACTTGATTAGTATAAGTTTTATATTCAAAAAATAAAACTTGAACACTTTGAGTATCTCTTCTACCATTCCAATTTCTAGTATAACCACTATTTCCAGGATATTTTTGAATCTCCTTCATGT